AATTAAATGACATGGCGTCTTCAACAAATGGCAGTGTTGCCACAACGGATACACAAGCAACAGTGCCAACGCTAAATCGCTTGCATATCGGGCAAAGTTTCGCATCTGCCCAGTTTTGCAACGGCAGCATCCGCCGTCTCACCTACTGGCCCCAGCGCCTCCCAAACAGCACCCTTCAGGCCATCACCCAATGACGCACTACCTCCGCTTCCCCGACGAAGCCACCGGCATGGCCGCACTGGTGGCTGCTGGCTTTACTGCTACTGATGACGACGGCAATACCACCGTTGTCACCGCCAGCCACTCTCACGCTCTCGACGTGATCGGCCAGATCTACGTTGGCGGCGAGTGGGACGCCGAAACCGGCGAAGTCATCACCCAACCGACGCTGCTGGACGGCTGGCATTGCAACTTCATCGGTGAGCTGCCTGAAGAATGGGGCGGCTACGTTGTCACCCCCGAGCAGCCGGTGCGGGTGTTCGCGTCATGATCACCGAAGATCTGAACGTCTTTCTGGACGACTTCGGTGTGAGCTGCACCGCCGGAGCTATCACTGCGCTGGGCATCCTCGACATGCCCAGTCAGATCATCTCCGGCGACATGGTGCTAACCACTGACTACACGCTGACGGCACGTGCGGCCGACTTCGGCGGCTTGAAGTACGGCGACGCGATCGCCGTGGCCGGCGTCAACTATCAAGTGCGTGAGACGCGGCTGCTCGATGATGGGGCATTCGTAGAGATCGGGCTCCAAAAGGTATGACAACCAAGCGCGAGCGAGTTCTGGCTGCGATCCGCACGGCACTCACCGGCACCACCGGCGTGAGCACGCGGATCTACCGCACGCGGGTGGAGCCGATCACACGCGAGGAGAGCCCCGCGATCGTTGTGGAGCCTCTCACCGACAGCGCCGCGCAAAACACCAGCCTGCCGACGCTGGACTGGGCGATGACGGTGCGCGTCAGCTGGCCGATCCGATCATCGAGAGCCTCCACAGCAAGCTGATGGCCGACCTGACACTGGGCGGCTACGCGATCGACGTTCAGCCGATCTCGGTCACGTTCAATTTCGCAGAAGCTGATGGCGCAGCTGGTGAGATCCAGTGCGATTATCGTGTCCTCTACAGAACCTCCGTCACGAACCTGGCGAGTTGAGCATGGCTACGATGGTGGACGAATACTGGGGCCAGGGCGGGGAATACCTGCAGGATCCCAAAACCGGCAAGCGGACGCTCATTGAGCGGACAGAGCCGGCCAAACCCTCCCAACCTGACGAGGTAGACAGCGATGTCGCTCCTGAGCCGCAAGCGCCTGATTCTGGCGAAGACTGAAACCACCTACGGCACCAACAGCGCCCCTGCTGGTAGTGATGCCGTCCTGGTGCGGAATCTGGAGATCACTCCGCTTGAAGCGGACGTGGTGAGCCGTGATCCGTCCCTACCTCGGCAACAGCGATCAGCTGCTCGCCAATCCTCGCGTGCGCGTCACCTGCGAGGTGGAGATGGCCGGTTCCGGCACTGCTGGCACCGCTCCTCGCTTCGGCCCGCTGCTGCTGGCCTGCGGCACTGCTGCCACCACTGTGGCCAGCACCTCGGTCACCTATGCGCCGGTGAGCAGCGTCTTCAGCAGCTGCAGCATCATCTACAACATCGACGGCGTGCAGCACCTGCTGACCGGCTGCCGCGGCACCTTCACGATTAACTGCCAGCTTGGACAGATCCCCGTGATCCAGTTCGAGATGACGGGCATCTACAACACGCCGACCGACGTGGCACAGCCGGCGGTTACCTACGCCGCGCAGGCCACTCCGCTGATCTTCCGCGACGGCAACACCTCGGCGTTTTCGTTCATGGGCTACAGCGGCTGCCTGATGAACGTGGACTTCAACATCGCGAACAACATCGTCTATCGCGAGCTCATCGGCTGCACCAAAGAGGTGCTGATCACCGATCGCCAGCCGGCTGGCAACGTGACCATCGAGGCGCCGACCATTGCAACCAAGAACTACTTCACGGATGCACTGGGCAGCACCACCGGAAGCCTCAGCTTCCTGCATGGCACCACGGCTGGGAACCGGGTAACCTTCACCGCATCCCAGGCCGACGTTGTGCAGCCCAGCTACTCGGATCAGGACGGCGTACAGATGCTCGGTCTGTCTTACGTCGCCCTTCCGACCACTGCCGGCAACAACGAGTTCAGCCTGGCCTTTACCTGATAGGAGCCCTGAATGGCGTTCGTTCTGTCCCAGAGCGAGAGCTACACCTGGCCGGTCACCGTCGAGTTTCCCGTCGATGGTGGCCGGTTCGACAAGCAGACGTTTGATGCGCAGTTTAAGCGGCTGCCGCAGCAGCGGATCCGTGAGATCTGGGATCAGATCCAAAACGGCGACCTGAGCGACGATGAGCTCTGCGATCAGGTGCTGATGGGGTGGTCGGGCATCAATGACGCCAAGGGCGAGGCGGTGCCGTTCAGCGAGAAGGCAAAAGCCGACCTGCTGAACGTGCCGCTGGTGGCGGCCGCCATCGTGACCAGCTGGCTGGATTCCCTCAGCAAGGGCAAACGAAAAAACTGATAGCCGCCGCTGAGCATTGGGCCGGCGGCGGAAAGGCAAGCAGCGAGCAGCTCGATGACGATGCCGCAGCCTTTGGCGTGATCATCGAGCAGGAAGAAGAGCCGGAACACTTCGAGGTGTGGCCGGAGAACTGGGACGCGATCGAGATGTGGTGCCGGGTGCAGACGCAATGGCGCACCAGTGCTGGCGGGGCCATTGGCCTCGACTACTCGGTTCTGGCCTGGCTCTTTAATATGTACTCAGTGGGAGACCAGCGCGCCCTGCTGGAGGATCTGCAGATCATGGAAGGCGCAGCGCTGGCAGCGATGAACCGGGAGGGCTGATCCATGGCGATGACCCTCGACACGGCCATCAAGTTCACCGCCAAGCTCGAGGGGACCGGCCTCGACCAGCTGAAGCGCAACCTGCAGGGGCTGGCGCAGCAGAGCACCGTCAGCAAGCGATCGCTCGACCAGCTCTACACCGCGACCAAGGTGCTGGGCAGCGCATCGAATAACACGGTGGCCGGCCTGCAGCGCACCGTTGGCGCACTGAAGGCGCTGCGTGACAATGCCGAATTTGGCAGCCGGAAATTCAAGCTGCTGACTCGCGACATTGAGGCGGCAGAGGCGCGCCTGCGGAAGTTTCAGGGTGCTGCAAGCAGCACCGGCGGCATTGGACGCGGTGGCGCAGCACTGGCTGGAGCTGCTGGTGGCATTGCTGCAAACTTCGCCGCGAGTGCATTTGGCGGCCTGCAGGGTCTTGGTCAGACAGCGCTAGACGCGGAAACGGCTCAGGTTCGGATCCGTGCCCTCACGCGGGAATACGGCGAGTACAACGCAGCAATCGCCGCGACGGAGCGGATCCAGAAAACGCTGCGCCTGAGCACTATTGATGCTCAGGATGGCTTTGCAAAGCTGTACGCCGGCCTGAGGCCTACAGGCGTTTCGATCAAAGAGATCGAAGCCGTGATGATTGGCTTCAATGCTGCAGCTCGCGCCAGTGGCTCCACTGCGCAAGAGACAGCCGGCGCCATGATCCAGCTCAAGCAGGCGCTGGTCTCCGGCCGTGCGCAAGGTGATGAGCTGCGCTCTCTCATGGAGAACGCTCCGGCGCTCGGCCAGGCGGTTGCCGAGGAGATGACGAAGCTGGGCACCTTCGGAAAGGTGACCCGCGCACAGCTCAAGGATCTGGGATCTGAGGGCAAGATCTCCACCGACGTGCTGATCGCAGCTCTGCAACGTCTTGGTGAGACCGAGCTGCCAAAGCTGAAGGAGCAGTTCGACACTGGACAGCAAGCTGTCACCGACTTTCAGAACGCAATCAAGGATCTCTCTACTGAGATCGGCAGACTGTTCGGCCCGACGGTAATTGCCGGCCTGCGTGGTCTCAATGCTCTGCTGGCTGCCGGCGTCAACAACCTGAAAGGGGCAAATGATCGTGATGCTGCGTTCCAGAAGGCGCGGCAACAGGCAGCCAAGGAAGTGCAGGAGCGGTTCCCTGGCTTTGAGGGGCGGTTTGCCATCGCTGGGCGCTCTCGGCAGTTCTTTGAGAGCCGCACCGAGCAGCTGTATCAGCAGAACCTGAAGCAGGCGCAGAATCCGCCTGCCGACAATCCGAACGAAAAGCAGCAGGAAGCTCGCGATCGTGCTGCTGGTGAGCGCCAGGCTGCCCGTATCGCGCAGCAAAAGAAGGCCGATGAAGATCGGGTGAAGGCAGCCGAGAAGGAAGCCGACATCCGCCTCGACACCGAGCGGCGCCTGGCTGACTTCCGAGAACAGTCGCTGCGGCGCGCGAAGGATCTGGAGCAGCAGCTCGGCGATCAGCGCAAGGAGCTCGAGCGCAGCACCGCTGAGGCGCGGCGCCGGCTGCAGCAGCAGGAGGAGGATTTCCAGCTTCAGCGCGAACGCTTCCGGCTGCAGTCGCAGGGGCTGAGCACCGAAGGCCTGGACGTGCAGGCGCGGCTCAACGAAGCAACGCGCCGCTTCACCGAGCAGAAGATTCAGATCGAGCAGAACGCCACCGACAAGAAGGTGCAGCTTGAGCGCGCACTGGAGGAGTACAAGCTGAGCGTCGCGCGCGGCATCAGCGAGATTCTGCAAGACGCCGCGCAGAAGATGGCCGACAAGATGCGCGAGGGCGCCAAGGCGGCAGGCACCGCCATGACAGGCGCTGCAATGGCCACCGGCGGCATCATCGCCCGCACCGGCAATACCGGCCAGAGCACTGGGGCGCATCTTGACGCCCGTTGGGCTGATGGGCGCCGCATTTCTGCTGCTGACGTGGACCGCTACCTGATGGTGAACGGCCGCGATCCGTCCAGCTTCGGCGTGACGAGTCCCTATGGTCCGCGCAACCTGTTCGGCCGCAGCTTCCACCGTGGCATCGACTTCGGCACGCCGTCTGGCAGCGGTATCAGCCTGCGCGGTGGCGCCAGCCTGCTGCGTGATCTCGGCTTCACCGGCGCCGGCGGCTATGCCGTCGAGATCGACACACCGGAAGGCCGGATGCGGCTCCTGCACCTGCAAGGCGGCTCGGTGCAGCGCCCGACCGGCAGCGCCAGACAGCTAATCGGCGGCACCGTCGGGATGGCT